TTCATGCTCCACTACCACTGTACCCTCTTTTAATTCCACCACTGAGAAATCTTTACATTTAAATAACTTGTTTAGTTTTTCCATTAAATTAAATGCATGACCGCTGTTACTGAAACTTACTTTTTTGTACTTGGGACCAGGATAATCCTGCAGACTGTTTAAGAATGTGCGTAGATTAAAAGGGCAACCTTTATAGAATACCGCATAGATTGCTTCGGCTTCCAGTACTTCTTCACTTTTATAAGTGCCTGGATCTACATGCGTTAATAATATAGTTGGTTTAGGTCTTGCCATCGTGTTTAATCTCCTAATATATTTATCAGAATTTAGATTAAACATGTATTTAATTTAATTTTTGTTAGTGAAATAACCGCCCGTCAAGGCTGTAATAGTGGGTTTTTCCCTGGGTTGATCTAGTTGTTCTACTCTATCTACTAGGATTTTAGTAATTTCACTGAGTAACTCCACTGCTACCGTGCGATCTAGTTTAATTTCTTTGGTTCCTACCCTGTTAGCCTGCGCAACAAGTTCGCCAAATTCTTTAATCCTCTTGAAGGTCATCAATAGTATCCATGATAGTAATACCTTCTTTTTGTTGCTGTAATACAACCTTCAAGTCCATTTTTGTTTTGTATGGACCTAGATGTGTGTTATTTTCCAGTGTACTTAAACGTGGACATAATACAGTAACCCAACCATTTTTAAATTTAAGTCCATACCAACCTGCGGCATGAATGCTTTTACTCTGAGCTTTTTTAGTAAAGCAAGGATAACCTTTGATTTCCTGTACATTGAATACTTCTTCTTGATCTGTAGGATTACCCATGACCTCAAGATGACCGCCCTGTGTGAAATCACGTAGGATAAATTCAATACCCATCTTTTTGAGATCTGTCTCGTCGTGCGCTACAAGTTCTGTCTTTTTAAGATTGATAATGTAGTTGTCGTCCTTGAAGTTCATCATGCCAACACGCTTGGCATTTTCTTCTAAGATCCAAAACTTATTTTTAATTACACTTTTTGCTAAAATCATTTGTATGTTGCTCCTAAATAGTCACTGTGTTCTGTCATTCTGTCTGCAATATTAACAAGGTTCCATTTACCGCAGAACTTGACAAAATGCAGTCCTACCTGTTTAACGGGTTCTTTGTTGACGACGCCGTCGATTACGTCGTCTAACGCTAGTATAACATCTTCGGGTTGCTTTGTCAAATCAATTAGAGTCTTATTAAATTCATATTTGTCACGCACACGATGTTCGACGCCCTCGTGGTCAACCCAACGCTGAAGCATCATATTGTTCCAATTATAGCCCTTGCTGTCTCGGTCTGCAAAGGCTTCACGGAGACCAACCTTATTCTTTGATCCTTTTTCACGTACTCCCGGAAAAGCACTGAAGACATTGTCTGTGGGATCTCCTCGCATACACTTTTCAAATAGTATCCACTCTGGGTCTTCAACCTTCTTTGGTTCTTTAGTCTTTTTGTCAACAACAGCTTTGCCTTTTTCATCAAAGATGCCTTCCAGTGTGATGAGTTGTTTGGTGATGCCATTGAATTGCTTTACGTTTGGTGCAAGTAATTGATAAAAGTCGCTGTCACTGCTGACAATAATATGATCGTCTTCGGGATGTGTTTGAATCCAACGTGCAATAAAGTCGTCAGCTTCACAGCGAGGGTGACGCAGAAAACTACAATTACTCTTATTGGCAATGAAGTCTTCAATGGCGGCAAAGCCATCAAAGAATTTTTTATCTTCTTCTGCTTCTTTGGGTGTAAGTGCGGCACGTGCCACTGCGCGATTAGCTTTGTAACCGGAATAAAAATCTTTGCGCCAACTGCGCCCGTCGAAACAGGCCACTACATGAGTACCTTTAAAATCACGCCATACTTTGTTGATGCTGTTAAACATGATATGCATGGCCATGCCAACTTTTGTTTCAATGTCTGCACCCTGTACAACGTGTCTGGCACGAAAGAACATGTTTAATGTATCTACTAGGATATATGTATGTTTAGTCATTTAGGTAATGTTTTACAATTTGTTCGTTGATACGCTCGCCAAACTCTGTGTTAAAGGTGTGTGCAAGTTCCATGAACTCGACATATTCTGTTATAGGCATAGTGATTTCATGTGTCTTATCATCTTTAACCCAAGACAATAATACATATTTTTCATCTAACCATCTAATAGAAAAAGTCCAGTTACTCATGTTAGCTAGTATACTGGACTTTTGTTTATTTGTCAACTTTTTTCCGCCGTTTTGGTAATATATCTGCATCGGCCACAAATTTAGAATCTTCGTCCATTTGAGCACCAATATTTTTACATAAATCGGTAAACCATTTATCTACCACTTCTTCATCTGTTTTACCAGTGTATTCGTGGTCTCTAAGGAATTTAATAAATGCGGCATTCCATTCTAGTTCCATAAAGCCTTGATTTGGATTTTCTCCATCAAAGTTTGTGTTAACAACATTGACCCAAGGTTCACTGCCTTCTTTGCCTGTGGCTTCTGGTTTCTTGCCAAATAAGTTTTTTAATTTTTCTAACATAATATTCCTTAGAATAGATCAATCTTTTCCCATGGCAAATAGGCTTTACCAAAATGTCCATAATTAGTAGTGCTACTGTAGATGGGACGGAATAAGTCAAATCTTTCAATGATCCCTTTGGGCGTCAAATCCACTAGGTCTTCTACGGTTTTAGTTAATTTCCTACTGTCCCCATTGCTTTCAATATAAAAACTCATAGGTTGTGCTAGACCAATGGCATAACTAATTTGAACGTTGGACCAATCAGCATGGCCACTGGCTACAATATTTTTAGCAATCCAACGTGTTAAGTATGCGGCGCTACGATCTACCTTAGTAGGATCTTTGCCACTAAAAGCACCACCGCCGTGAGGACTGTAACCACCATAAGTATCAACAATAATTTTGCGACCAGTAAGACCAGTATCGCCATCAGGGCCACCAATAACAAATCTGCCGGTAGGGTTAATATAAAATTCAGTGCCATTGTCGATATACTTACCGGGTAATATATTCTTTATAACATCTTTGACACTGGTTCGAACATCAGCAATACTAACACTTTCTCGATGTTGTGTACTGCAAACTACTTTGGCAATACGCTTGGGAGTACCATCATCGTTGTATTCGAATGTAACTTGACTTTTAGCATCTGGTCCAAGCCATTCCATCATGCCGCTCTTACGTAAACGTGTGAGTTCTTCTACGATTCTATGTGCCCAATAAATTGCACTGGGCATAAAATTGTCAGTTTCACGACATGCATAACCAAACATCAGACCCTGGTCACCTGCGCCAAAATTATCAGTGCCCAAGGCAATGTCAGCACTCTGTCCGTGTAGTAGATTTGTAATCTCTACATTACGCCAATCAAAGCCCGATTGTTCATAGCCGACATCTTTGATGACTTTACGTATGGCAGCATCTACTTCTTCTGGATGTAATACGCCCTTATATTCTCCTGCAACAACGACACGGTTCGTAGTAACCAATGTTTCGCAGGCACAGCGAAGACTGGAGTCTTGTTTGGCCATTACTAAGTCTAATACTGCGTCGCTGATTGCATCTGCAATTTTATCTGGGTGTCCTTCTGACACGCTTTCGCTGGTAAACAAATAACTCATTCTTTTCTTTCTAATTCTTCTATCACAGTTGTAATAGTACTGGCGACATTCAATGCCGCTTGTTTGTTTAAGATCAATGAATGTTGATCTTCTCTGTAGCCCTTAATTAAAATATCCCAGGCGGCTTTAACCCTACTAAATCCTGGTTTCCAAAAGGGTGTAGTGGTGTTAACATAAAAAGTCATTTCGACATCTTTAGAATCTTCGTCACTGTTGATTTCAATCCACATATGGACTTGATGATCTCCGTCATGGCAATCACAGTCTATAGTATATACTTGACTGTCCCCGAAGTTGGCATCTAACATAATACCCCTAGCAGGAGTTTGAGCTTTCATTACTTGCCCCACCCATTACTCCAAATGTCCACATGCAGTCTAGGACTATAACGATAACCTCGTTCTAGTGCAATGTCTGCAATATGTTTACTGTTGGCAAAGTAAGCCGCATCAGTACCACCTACCGGCATAACAAACACAGGGCCTTTGAATCCTGCTTCACGATATTCTGCTGTAGCGGCATCTACTTCTTTAAAGTCTTCTAACTTATCAACAACAAATTTTAAATAAGTAAAACCACGTGTTTGATATTCTACAACTACTTCAGGACATACTGCATCTTTCCACGACTCGCCACTGGCACTTAGCTTAGGACTAACACTGAATGTAATCTGATCTTTGCGTAGATGATAATCATTCATTAAGAAACGTTTAAAATCCTCATGCAAGTGCTGTGTGCCGTTTGTCTCAAAGGTTAAGTTTTCGAGATCGCGCATCTTGTTTTCACTTAGCAAATCTGGATATAATTGTTGCCAACCTAGCAAAGGTTCACCGCCAGTAATAACTAGATGAACATCATTGCCGTTGTCTTGTTTCCATGCATGGTTGGGAGTTAGCTTGAGCATTTCATCAATGGCTTCATCAATGCTATAGTAAGGACTTAGATGTTTAAATGCAGGATGCCAACTTGCATAACTGTCACAGCCAGTCTGTGCTAGTGGCAAGTCCATAAATGTTTTATACAAATGAACCTTAGCACCGATGTCATCTGGTTCTGTAGTCTTTTGACCAGTAGGCAATCCAAAGCCTGCACATTTGAAGTTGCAGCCAAATGTGCGAAAGAATACACTAGGTACGCCGATAAAACGTCCTTCGCCTTGTGCGCTATAAAAAATTTCACTTACTTTAATTTTATCCATGCCTCATTCCTGCGTTAGATATTGTTACTTTATTGCCGTATTTTAACTTAATAAGACACTCTGTGTCAACATCAATATTACCTTCTACGGCATACCAATCTTGGTCTTCTGGGTTCGACCACGTATCATAAAGAGTACGAACCGTACACTCTGGAAAGTTATCAGCTAGCCAATATTCTAATTGCTTATACTCCCAGAAGTTTAAAAAAACCTTAATCTGCGAGACCATTTTACTTTGTTTTGCTTTTCTTAGACGCTGTAATCATTGCCGCATCCTTCTTTGCACGTTTAGGTTTAGTTTCTGCTGTAGCAGGAATATTACTTTCATGTCTAAGAATAGCATCTCGGACATCACGTAGCAATGCTTCATCGTCCCATTCCAATTTCTCAGGATAACCATTGTTGTATGTAATGGTTAAATGACTGCCTGTTACAACTTCGGTTTCTGGGAATACTAGTTTGGCACTGCCAATAGCTCCTGGCATATCTAATGTAATGCTGTCTGATTTAGATTTCTTCTTACCTTTTGCCATATTAGCCTCCTTATTTGCTATCGTAGTCGAAAGGAAATGGCCAATTATTACTTGGCTTTGGTCTTTCCTTTAATGTAACATTTTCTTCGAGAACCTCACCTGTTAACTCATCACATAAACTAACTTGGTATGGTGCATATACAAGAACGACGCTGTCTTCTTCCAGCCAATTATGTTCTCCATCAAACAGCCACGCCGCACCACCTTCGTAGTATAGTTCCTTGAGTTCTTGTTGCTCTAATTCTTTAATATCATCACTGAATTCCCACTCAACACTGATGCTATCATCAAACTCACAGCCCCAGCCTACGTCAGGTTTAGTGTATGCTACTGTGTCGTCCTGCCAAGGAAGATTACAGTCCATGTCTTCTTCGATAAAGCCTTGTCCCCAGCGATATGTTTCATCAATATTGAACCAGCTAATACTGCCATCTGGGTTATTACGAAACATCTCCACATGGTAAACAACGCTTTTCTTGTGTAGTGGTTTAATAAGATATACTTTACTCATCGCCAACTCCAAAATGTTTTTTAATTTCTTTACCTGTTGTTGCATCACCTTTGAATACAGAAATCTTTATACATTCATTGATAATCATTAATGCAAAATTTTCTAATGTTTTGCCACCTACCTCAGGATAGTGACTACCGCCCGCTTGTAATGCAAATTCTTTAATACGTTCGTTCATTGTTATTCTCCTTTAAGTTTGTTCATCATCCAGGAATGTGCTACATCACGTATATACGGATATTTAGATACTAATTCCTCATCATGACTCATATCCATGACTAACTGTTTCATAACTTTGATAGTAGTTATCCAATCATCTGCTGTAATAGTTCCTGCCTTAGTTACTATGTCACCGTCTAATTTAAATGTAATAACAGGATCAGGATTACCAATTTGAACAGCATTAGTATGTTGCATGGGCTTGGACCAACTACTACCATTCATGCCATTAGCAGTTAGAAAGGATCCGTTGGTGCCACCGGGTGGGATAGCACCATAGCCTGGTGCAGAATTAGAGGTAGTCATTACGTTCTTCTATTCGCCAAACTTTAATACTTTGTGTAACATCTTCGTAGATTCCAGGAGATTTTGGATCATTGTATGAAATCTTAACATCTACATTGAGGTTTTGCAATTTCTCCATTATTACATTTACACTGGCCACGGAAGAATGTAATTCTTTTACTAGTTTTTCTATTTTAGGATCTCTCATCGAGGCGCAAACTCCTGCTGTAGTTTGATGTTGTCAAAGAATTCTTTCTTTGCACCCGGGTCGTTTTTAAAGAACCCAGTAAGAACTGTAGTCTGTGTAAGACTACTATGTGCCATGATACCACGATTCTCACAGCATCCATGTACTGCTTGAATATATACTGCTACGTTTTCTGAGCTTGTTGCTTTTTGTATTTCCCTAGCAATGTCATTGCAAAGTTCCTCCTGGAGAGTGCCTCGACGGGCACACCACTGAGCGATCCTTGTATACTTGCTGAGTCCGATAAGTTTTTCAGCGGCAATAATGCCAATATAAGCAACGCCACTAACGGGTTGGTGATGATGGCTACACATACTGCGA